CAGGGTGTATTCCGACTGATAGAACTGGCCGCCGAACACCGGATCGCCAAGCGCCGGGGCGGCCAGACCACCCACCGCGATGGCCACCGTCCGCTTCACCGCAGACGCGTTCAGGTTGACGTGCGGGCCCGTCGAGGCCGTGGTGTCGTAGACGCCCACGATCTTGCCCGGGCTGATCTGCGCGTTGTTGGGCAGGTAGCCCCTGGCCGCATCGGCGGCGCCGTGCAGCTCAGGCGCGTCAAAGGCCCAGGTGAGCGCGTCCGACTCGGCGAAATACTTCGAGAAATCGAAGCCATCGATGTAGAAGCGCAGCCACTTCGAGACGGTTCGGCCAGCAGTCATCAGGCCTCCATGAACTGCAGAATGGAAAAGCTGATCTTGCAGCCGTGAAAGTTGGTGCCGCCCACGTCGGTCTGCTTGCCAAACTGCGGCACGCCCAGCGGCAGGATCTCCTGGCAGCCCGGAATGGTGGCGGTGTGGGTGGCCAGGTACAGCAGCAGCGTCACCGCCGCATTGACCATGTCGCCGTAAGCCGCGAACAGGTCCGGCCCCTGCAGTGCCGGCGCGTAGTAAAAGACGTAGTTCAGGTTGTAGGTCCAGTTCTTGCGGGCCGCGTCGCCGCCGAAAGACACGCGCTCCGGCTTCAGGTTGGTGATGAAGTTGTCCGGGTTTGGCGCCAGCACCGGGCAGTCGGCCTGATTCACCGCGCTGGGAATGGCGCCGATGTCGCGGATGTCGATGGCGCCCGTCGTGCCGTCGGCTTTGGTAACCGTGATCGACGGCCCCAGCGCCGCCAGCGCCGCTGTCACAGTGGCCAGCTCAAAGCTGTCTGCCATGGCCTAGTAGAACCCCGTTCGGACCACGCCCAGCTTGCCCAGCCTCGTCTCGATGAACTTGGTCACATCCTTGGGCGTGGAAAACTGGTAGCCGGCCACGGTCTGCGTGTCGCCGGCCGGGTTGTTCTTCAGCCGCTCGTAGGCCACCACGGCCACGCGGCAGACCATCTCGATGTCGCGCTGCACCCAGACCAGCACCGGCGCGCCATTCAGGTGAGTGGCTGCCGTCGAGCCGTTGACGCCGCGCACGACGGCGCTGACCGCGCTGCCGCTCACCGCCCCGGCGTACAGCATCTCGCTGTCGATCTGGACGAGCTGGCCGGCCTTGATCGTGGCCGAGCCGGTGGTGGTGAACGATGCGCCGGTCGTGTCGCTCATGGCGCCGTTGAGCGTGTCCACCTGGCGCCAGGCATTGGTGTAATCGTCGTGGTAGCCGTAAATGCCCAGCACCGCGATCGCGCCTTCGCGGTCCCCCTGCCCGGTCAGCCGCCAGCCGATGGCCGATGAGCTCAGCAGCACGATCCGCTCCTTGGGCCAGGCATTCAGCGGATAGAGCTTGTAGGCGCTGGAGGGGATGACGGTGCCGTCGCCATTGGTGAGCGTGGTCAGCGCCAGCAGATCGTCGTCCAGGTCCAGCGGCCCATAGCGGTTGGCCGGCGTGTCGTAGGTTTCCGTGTTGACCCACGGCACGAAGCGCCGGTTGGAGATATCGTCGATCTCCTGCGATGTGGAGTCGATCAGGTCGTTGAACAGCTGGTCCTGGCCGGTCTTGGTGGTGCCGATGTAGGTGTTCTTGACATCGGTCAAGGTGGTATAGCGTCCGTAATACGCCACGGTCTAGCTCCAGTAGGTCCCGGCCGTGGCCGACTGCGAACGCCACAGCAGTACCCAGTTCGAGCCGTTGTAGCGGAAGCGCGCCCGGTAGCGCTTGCCGGCCGTGTTGCCCGTGTCGGCGTAGGCCGGGGTCTGGGTGTAGGTGGCGTCCCAGGTGATCGCCCGGCCTCCCGTGCCATCTTGTAGCAGGTTGATCTCGATTTCCGCGCCCAGGTGCGCGTTGGCCGGGGCCTCGATGATGTACGGGATCGGCAGCGCCGTGGTGATGTCGCTCACCGTGGACAGGTAGGGGTCCGGATAGTGGTTGGCCTGGGTGGCAGTCTGGTTGCCGGACTGCGTGCCGGAAGTATTGACCGCCGCCCCGCCTTTGCTCGTGCTCACCTCGAACGCGTTGGCCGTCAGGCCGGCCGCGATCACGTAGTAGACCGTGCCGGCGGTCAGCCCGGTCGGCAATGCCCCGGTGGTCGAGAGAATGATGGCGTCGTTGACTTGCAGACCGTGGCCGGTCCACGAGAAGACCGCCGGCGTGGCAATCGAAACCAGCGAGGCGCTAGTGGTCGTTTTGAGCGTGACGGCGCGGTAACCGCCCATGCCGTTGACCGACAGATCAACTGCGCCGGTCCAGACCGAGCCCGACTTGACCGGCGTGCTGCCGCCGGACACGCCGGAGGCAAAGCCCTGCGTCAGTCTGATCTTCAGCCCGTCGTTGGTGATGCCGTTCGTTTCAAGCAGTTGCAGAGAAGACTGCTGAGTGGCTGTCCCTTGTGTGCGGTCAGTGCTGTCAAGGTCAAAGATGCCATGCTTAGACCCATCAATGCACAGGCCGACATAGGTGCCGGCCGAGCTGGTGCTGTTGGTGCTGGCCTGTCCGTCGATGCGCACTCGTTCGGCGTTGCGCACATAGTATCCGTGCGCCTTGTTGTCCTGGGCTGTGCAGCCCACGAGCAGCCGCTCGCCTTCCTCGATAGCGGTTGGGCCTTCGACCAAGAAACCGTGCCCGTCCGAGGCGGTGTTGCCGCCGCTGAAGAAGCTCTTGCAGTTGATCGCCAGCGTGCTGGACCAGCGGAAGTAGAAGCCCATGCGCCCGCCGGTGTCGGACGTGCAGTTGGACAGCATCGTATCGTAGCTAGGCCGGAAACTGGCATGGTCACAGTAGTTAGCCCAGACATTCTCGATGCGCGCCTCGCTCATGCCGGAGATAAAAACGCCTTCGCCCTTGCAGTTCTTGACGTGGACGTTTTCGACCAGATAGTGCGGGTCGTAGTTCTCGGCGTTAGCCTGCCCGACGTTGAAGGGCACCGTGGCGAAGTAGATACCGATGCTCTTGTGCTGGGTCACGGTCGAACCGTTGGTCTGGGTGGCGTCCGTTGTCCCTTCCATGCCGCCGGAGGCCCCGGTCAGGCTGTTGGCACTGTTGGTCTGATAGACGAAGCGGCACGAGCCAATCAAACACTCCCCGCTCGGCAGGAAGCTCGCTGAGTTGGTCAGGCTGAGCGAGTTACCGCCCACCGTGTACTGGGCGGACAGCGTCGTGGTGGTGTCGGATTGCCGCACGCGGTTGCCGTCCACCCACAGGTTGCGCACGGCCACGAACTCGCCGGTATTGTCGGAGGTCAGGTCGTTGGTAATGACGGGCGCGTTGACATTGGCTGCCAGGTGCAGCATGGTGGCGCGCATCCCCGCGCCCTCCAGCCACACCCGGTTTTTCAGCACCAGAGTCGCGTCGATCAGATAACCTACGCCTGGGCAGAACACAACCCCGCCGCCGGCCGTGCTACAGGCATTGATCGCAGCCTGAATAGCTGCCGCCTGGCCACCGCTGCGGCTGACGTAGAAACGGCAGGGCGTTTGACTGCGTCCGGTGGCGTTGGTCAGGGTGACGCTGGTGGCCGACTGGACGCTGGCGATGGTCGTGTGGTGATCTTGGGCCGATGAGGATCCTGCTCGTAGAATGACGATGTAATTGCCAACATCGGCCTGGGTGAAGTTGGCGGTGCTGGACGTGAACGTGGTGGTGCCGTTAGACACGCCGTCGGTGAAAAAAGCGTCCGGTACCGCACCATAGTCCTGGACGTTGTAGAACTGTGCGGGCAGCGAGTGCGGATAAACAGAGCTGGGGCCAGGCATGGCTCAGTTGCTCGTTTCGATAAAAGCCATGAGGGGCGAGCCGGATGCCGCCAGGGCAAACACCGGCCCGACGGTATCCAGAGAGATCGATTCACCAGCCTTGAGCGGAAAGCCGCTCGTGGTCACGGTCGCGCCGGCCGCGACGATATAGATGACGATGGCGGCGTCGATGTTCTTGAGCGTCACGCCGCGCCGGAAAACGTTGCCGGGCACGACCAGCGTCGTCTGGGATGAGCTGATCGTCACCTGCCCAGGGTTGTTTTTGTACGCGCCGAAGGGAAAGTTCTTTAGGTCTTCCCGGATCAGACCAGACGGAAGCATCTAGGCTCCTTGAGCAGCTACCAGCCCTGCCCCGGCTGCTCATCCGGCGCGGCCTGCGTGCCGGTGGCCGGGTTGATGTCGCCGGGCGAGTCCTCGCCTTCGTGGATCAGCGTTTGGACCGGCGTGGTCGGGTCGGACGAGTCGGCCGTCGCCGCGCCGCTGGCAATCAGCGCCGTGGCGACGGTGGGGTCAATGTCCTCGACAACACCGGCCTGGCGGAACTCACCCCAGCCATTGCCCCAGCGCGCATCGGACAGAAAGCGGATGACGGTCATGTGGCACCTGTGCGGCGAGAGCGGCGGGCGGGTTGGGAGGACGCAACCCGCCCGCCGCAATCTCAGTAACTAACGCGGCTCAAACTCAGCCGAGCGCCAGCTGCACCTCGTGCCACTCCACGCCGCAGATCAGGGTGCCGCCGCTCACCGCTTCCTGCGCGTTGATGTTGAAGCTGGCCTGGGGCGGGATGACGTAGCGGCCGTAGACGAACACGTCGTAGGCCGCGGCGATGGTGGTCGAGGTCGGCAAGCTCATGCCGCCGACGCACTCCCACTGGTCCTGAACGCAGCCGGTGGCGGTGGAGGCAATGGCGATTTGCGACTTGCCGCCGTAGGCGCTCTTGCCCGACAGGCTGTAGCGCGTCTTGTTGGCGCTGTCCGCCACCAGGGCCGTACCGGCCGTGACGACCTGCACCAGCAAGGTCAGGTAGTTGGCCGCGGCCAGGCTGGTGACCGCCTTGAGCCACACCCGGTCGATCAGGTAGCTCTTGCCGCCGGCCGACTCGCCGTTTTGCAGCGAGAAGTTAGCCAGCGTGGTCGGGACGGTGATCAGCGCCGTCCAGGCGTTGGCTTCCTTGATCTGGGCGCCCCACGAGTTGCCCAGCCGCACCAGCTCAGAGCGCTCGGGCAGCGACTGGGCGGCCAGAACGTCGCCGCGGCTGTTGAACAGCAGCGGCGTCTCCTGCAGCGAAGCCGCGTTGACGACTTCGGTCGAGGCCTTGGTAAAACCGTAAACGTCTACACTGGAAGATGCCATGGTCGTAGCTCCTTAGAAGTCGTCTTACACGGTGATGATGCTGGTGATGGCGGCCGGCTGCGTGACGGCCAGCGCCCGCGCGCGCCAGGCGAAGAACAGGATCGTGCCGGTGTCGGTGGTGCCGCCCGAGAACGTCGGCTGGATGGCCACGTAGCGGAAGCCGTTGTTCAGGTCCAGCGCCTCGGTGCGGCTCTCCACGAGAGCGGCCTTGCTGTTGCTGGTCGGCAGAGTCACGTTCACCGCGCCGGTCAGGTTCTTGGAGCCGGTGCCGGCCGCGGCCGTGGCCTGCACGATCTGGATGGTGGCGGTGGTGCGGTCACAGACCCCCACCATGACGAGAAAGCCGAAGGCGTCGAAGGGCGACACGTCGATGTATGCCCCCGACGGCTGGATGGTGACGCCCAGCCCGGCCACCGGGTAGATGACGGGCTGGAAGTAGACGTTCTGTGAAATCTGGTGCATGGCAGTCATGTCGAGGCTCCTTTGCTAGCTCGCGGCCGTCTGGCAGGTCTTGACGCGCCAGTCCTCGACGAGCTGCCCGCCCAGGCGCTTGCGCACGTAGACCACCACCTCGTCGCGCAGGCGCTTGATCGATTCGTCGACCACGATGGACAGTCCCACCCGGTCGGCGATGTAGTACCCCTGCAGGTCGCCCAGGATCAGGCCAATGTTGTTGGTCGTGCTGGGCGTCTGGAAGAAGGCGTCCTTCACAATCGGGTAGCCGAGCAGGGTCGGCGCGTAGCCGTTGGTGAAGGTCGGGAACTGGTCGTTGACGTTCCACAGCGGGCGCCCCTGCGTGTCGGCCAGGGCCCGGATCAGGGCGTAGGACTGCTTGACGCCGTACCACTTGGCGTTGGCCTCGTACTGCGGCATGAGCGCCGCCTCGACCGCGGTCAGGCCCTTGACGGTGTCGGTGCCCCAGGTGAAGCCGGAGGCCGAGCCGCTGGCCACCCGCATGCCGCCGGTGGCGCCGTTGACGCCGGACTGGACGGTCGCGTTGGGGTGGTTGATGATCCCCTGCGGTTTGCCCACGCCGTCACCGGCCACGAACGCCTGGTCCTCGAACAGGCCGACGGTCTGGCCGGCCAGGTCGCTGATGTAGCCCAGGATGTCGAACATCGAGTCCTCGATCATGGGCCGGGTCAGAATGATCGGGATGACCATCGTCTGCACCGGGATCTCGGCCCGGCCGGCGATGGGGTTGGTCGCCTCGGTGAAGTCCGCCGCCGGCGCCTCGGCCACCCAGATCGGGCGGGCGCCGCTGGGCCAGATGTCGTCGCCGGTGTAGACCACCTTCGGGAAGATCATGATCTCCGAGCTGGTGGTGTAGCTGCGGGCCGCCTTGCGGATGTTGATGACGGAGGCCATCTTGACGACGACCTCCTGCCGCATGTCGGGCGGGACCCAGAAGCCGCCGCCGGTGTCGATGCCTTCCTGCAGCACCTTCATGGACGAGGCCTTCATGCTGCGCCCCTGGGACGAGGCAGCGCGGATGTACTCGTCGATGGCGTCCTTGTAGGCGCCGGACTTGAGCGTGGCTAGCTTCTGCTCGCCGATGCGCCCGGTGGCGTACAGCTCGCCTTCGAACTTGCCCTTGTCGGCCTTGACCTGGGGCTGCTCGCCTTCGCCGGGCAGCACGCTGCCGCCCCAGCCGACGCGCGGCATGACCGCCTGGCCATCCGGCGCCGCCATCCACTCCGACAGCGCGTCAGCCTCGGCCTGCGCCAGGGCCACTTTCTTGAGTGATTTGGCCTCGTCGATCGCGGTGGTGTAGGCGGTCAGGTCGGCTTCGCTCCAGCTGCCTCCCTTGGCCTGCGCCGCAGCGCTGATCGACTTGGCCTTGTCCAGCGCTTTCTTGAGCGCTTCCTGTGTCTCGTTTGGCATAGCAGTGCTCCTGCGGGCCAGGCCTACGCCAGGCCGCTTCCGAATTCCAATTCCAGCAACTCGAGATCGCGGTGTGCCTGCTGCAGGCGGCTATCCAGCCGCGGCCCCGCGGCGGCCGTCCGGCCGCCGGAGGCGACTGCCTCGGCGATACCGATGCTCTTCCAATAGGGGGAGCCCACGTCGAGCATCCGCGGCTCGGCCGGGATGTCGGTGAGCGAGGCCGCGAAGAGCGGCCACTGCTTGATCCAGGCCGCGCCCGGCACGAACAGGCGCGACTTGCCGTCCGGCCCGGCCCACGGCCCCTCGCCGTTCTCCTGCGTCCAGGTCAGCCCGCCAAAGCTCTTCTGGCGGATCGTGTACTGCGGCGCGGAGTCGCTCGACGTGCCGGCCACGCGCTTGGAGATGATCTTGTCCACCATCGCGCGGTAGGCGTGCGAGCGGTTCAGGATGGCGTTGTAGGCGCGGCCGACCTCGTCGTCCCAGGTCTCTTCGATGGACCCGATCAGCTCGGTGGCCTTGACCACCGCGCGGTCCTGGCCATGGTTCCAGGTCAGCGGCAGCGGCAAGCGCTTGGGGTCGTCCCAAAAATCGGTTGGCGGGTTGGGGGCGTTCTTCTGGGCGGCACCGGTGAAATAGTCGACTTCGATGTCTGGCTCGATGGGGTTGCCCCACAGTGCCAGGTACCCCGTGATTCCAT